CGAGGCTCAAGTCAGGAACAATCTCCAGGCCGGCAGCACGATCGAGCTGTTTGTAAACGGCTCGGCGACGCAGACGAACAACATTTCAACCACTGCGCCGAACTTCCTGAATTCGGCGTCCTTCGACTACAGATTGACGGCCTCGAGCCCTGGCATCAATCAGGGCGCGGACCCGGGCACGGGGCAAGGGTTCTCGCTCACGCCTACGCACCAGTACGTGCACCCGCTTTCTGGTCAGGCGCGCATCGCGATAGGAGCGATAGATGCGGGAGCTTTTGAATTGACGGCCGTGGCGCCGAACTACCTGCCGATCAGGCTTTCGTCTGGCGAATCGGTGGCGCTCGCGCTCGGCGCGATCGCCAGCAGCAAGCAGCGGATCGACCGGCGCGAGTTTTTCCGGCGCGCCGCTCTGCCATTTGTAAAAACGAAATGAACTGGCCCCGAAAAAATTTTCCGCTGCCTGATACGCCTGGCGTATCCATGGCGGCACTTCGGCGCGGCGCCGACAAGCCGACCGCTGCACCGGGCGGTCCCGGGTGCGTTCGGATCTATCCGATAAATAGAGGCAAGCGATGAGCGAGCAAAAAAGGGATCTTCAGTATTACATCGACCACCCGGATGAATTTCCGACCGAGCCCGAAGCGGCTGCGAAGCTGATGAAGGAGCTCGAGGTCGAAGAGATCCCGGGCGTGCTGTTGTCAGAGGAGAAGCCGGGCGAGAAAAAGCCCGGCGAAGAAGAGACCAAGCCGGCCGACAAGAAACCCGATGACGCCGAGGCCACGGCGCCGCCGGGCGACAAAAAGCCGGACGGGGTACTCGCCAAGGACGGCAAGCACGTCATCCCGTATGCGGAGATGGAACGTCGTATCAACGAGGCACACAGTTCCAAGGAATCCGAAGCCGCGGCCCGCAAGGCGGCCGAGGACTACGCGAAAGAGCTCGAGGCGAAGCTGACCGCCGCGCAGGCGGAGACGGCGAAGCTGAAGGGCGGCGCGAAGCCCGCGGACAAGCCGGCGGAAACGGCGTTCGAGCTGCCGAGCGAACTGATGGAGACGCTGCGTGCGGATTTCCCCACGCACGCGAAAGCGATCGAGGCACTACAGAGCGGGATCAAGACCGTCGTGGAGAGCAACAAGAAGCTCCGCGACGAGCTCGACGCCCGCATCCAGGTGCACGACCGCGATCGCAACGAATCCGTTCAGAGCGATGTCGAGACCTTGATCGACGGCAACGCGGATCTCAAAGCATGGCGCTCAAAAGGCGGCCTGTTGTGGGACGCGGCGCTGTCGACCGAGGACGCGATTCTCGGCGACTCGAAGTTCCTGAAGGATCACCTGGCGAAAACCGGCGTGGATCTCGTGAAGGACGACAAAGCCCGCTACGAGGTGGTAGCTGCTCGAGTCAAGCAGGAGCTCGGTCTGCCTGCGACCGCATCGCCCAAGGACGAAACGAAAGACCTCACGAGGGAAGCGGACGAGAAGGTGAGCGCGGCGCAGCCGGCCCCGATTCGTTCTCTTTCCGACATCCGTGGAGGCGGCTCGCCCGCGGTCAATCTCGAGGACAACCTCGAGAACGTCACGTCGCAGGAGTTGGCGGCGCGCTTGATGAACATGACGGAGGACCAGCGTGCGCGGTGGCTCGAACGGGTGTCCTGAAATAACAACAATCGTTCGTTCACGGGAGAACACCAAAAATGGGTGCAACGCAAATCCCGACCGGATCACCCCTCGCCAGAAAGGTTTTCGGCATTGGGTTGTTCGCCGGGGTGCAGCAAGCGCCGGGGTTCATGAACATGCTCTCCGGCCCGATGCCCCAGCAGGGTGAAGCGGAAGCCAAGCTCAAAGGCCAGACCGCACCAGGGATGCCGATCGTGAAGTCCACTGACCTCACCAAGACGGCCGGTGAGACGGTATCGGTCGACCTCTTCAACATCCTGCAGGGCAAGCCGGTGATGGGCGACAAGCGCCTCGCCGGTCGCTTGATGTCGCTGTCGAGCTCGAGCATGGACATCAAGATCAACCAGTACCGCGGCGGCGCGGATCCCGGCGGCAAGATGTCGCAGCAGCGCACGGTGCACAACCTGCGCGGCGTGGCGATGGCCGGTCTGCGGCAATGGGCAACGCGGCTGGAAGATCAGATCTGCCTCGTGCATTTCTCCGGCGCGCGCGGCTCGCAGAACACCTCCGACTGGGTGGTGCCGCTCGCGAGCGATGCGGATTTCGCGGAGATCATGGTCAACTCGGTGACGGCGCCGACGTTCAACCGGCATTTCTACGCCGGCGACGCCACGGCGCTCGACAACCTGGACAGCTCCGACATTCTCGACCTTCCAACGATCGACCGCGTTTCGACGTCGATCATGGAGGGCGAGGTGCCGATGCAACCCGTCCAGGTGCCCGGCGACGACCAGGCCTGGGGCGATCCGCTCTGGGTACTGTGGGTCTCCGACCGCGTTTGGCTGTACCTGCAGACGCGCACGGGCGAGAAAGCGTGGAGGACCTTCCTCCAGAACGCCTACGACCGCAAGAGCGGATCGAAGCCGCATCCGCTGTTCAACGGCAAGCGCATGGGGATGTGGTCGAACATCCTCGTGAAGGTGATGCCGCGCTGGGCGATTCGCTTCGCCGCCGGCGACACCGTCACCGTCGCAACCTCGGCCGCGTCGTTCACGACCGAGTCCAAGACGGCTGCAGTTCCGACCGATCGCGCGCTGCTCGTCGGCGCGCAGGCGCTGGGCAAGGTGTACGGCAAGCACGGGGCTTCCAACTACCACTACTCGTGGAACGAAGAGAGCGTCGACCATGGCAACTCGGTCGAGATCTCAATGGCCGCGATGGGTGGCTGCGCGAAGATCCGGTTCAAGCCGCTCGTTTCGAGCGTGCCGACGGACACGGACCATGGCGTCGCAGTGATCGACTCCTACGCCCCCGACCCGAACACCTCGGCCGGCAAGGCGCTCCTCTAACCGCCAACTAACGGGAGAAAACAATGGCGACCAGAGAATCAGACAGCCTGAGAAACCCCCCGTTCCACGGCGAACAGGGGAACCTCTCCGTATGGAGGGGCGATTACGCGAAAGCGGGCGTCCTGAACGGCGACGTGCTGCGCCTGGCGGTGATCCCCGCCGGCGCGGAAGTCACCGACATGGACCTGGTGCACGACGACGCCGGGACCGGCGTGACCGCGAAACTCGGTTACGAGCCCGTCAACTCGTCCGACGGTCCCGCTGCGGTCGACGACTACTGGCTTGCAGCCGGCCAGGACCTCGCGGCCGCGGCCGGGCGCATCCGTTCGGCGGCGCATGCGATTCGTTTCGATTACGACGTCTATGTGATCCTGACGGTCGCGGGCGCGAACTTCACGGGCTCTCCCAAGGTGGCGGTGATCGCCAAGGGCGAGTACGTGGGCACGAAGTAAGGGGGGCTCATGAACTACGAAATGAAGCCGCAAACCCTGCTCGCAGCCGTGGTGGCAACGGGCGCAAGCCTGCCGGTGGCGCTGCCGCCGGGCCGGAAGAGTTTTCACATCGTCATGGCATCAGGCACGGCGACGGTGAAAATCCAGGGCTCGAACGACGGCGTCAACTGGGTCGACTTGCACACCGAGACGACCTCGTCATCTGCCGCCAACAAGCTGGTCGAGGCCGACGACCTGTTTGTCAAGCATCGGGCGAACGTGTCGGCGTGGACGTCCGGCGCCATCACGGTGACGAGCGCCCATCCGGTCGCGAAGTAAGGAGGCCACCATGCACAATCAAGGTGCCCTCGCCGTGCGCGAAAACAGCCGCGTGCGGGTTTTCAGCGATGCGCTGTCGAAGGGCGTCCAGGTCGATTCGTCGCACGCGACGGGCGACCTGGATCTCTTCCCCGGGGATACGCATCCCCCGGTCTACAGTCTGACGCACAACCTGTCGGGCAACGTGAACGTCGGGTTGAACGTCAGGAATGCGAGGCGCGGCGACCGGATGCGCGTGAACCGCAATTCCGGTACGCCGGGTGCGTTCACCGTGACCGTGAAATCAGGCACTGCAGCGGCTGGGACGTCGATCGGGGTGATCCAGGCCTCGGCCAACGGCTTCGTCGACGCGGTGTTCGACGGCTCTGCCTGGGTGCAGGCGGGCGACGCGGCCGCAGCGTGAAGCACAGCAGCAAACGGTACGGCTCCCGGCCCTGACAGACCGGGAGCCGTTTTTTTCAATTAGGGAGGAAGCATGACGCAGCCGCAACCGCAGCCGAACACGCTCGCCGAGCAAGCGGTGCCGATCGTCTATGTCGGCGCCAAGCCCGAGAAGCACGATACGGTGAACCACACCGGCATTGTCTGGAAGCGCGGCGAGACACTCATGTACCCGGCGAAGTACGCCAAGGGCCTGCTCGTTCACACCGACGTGTGGAAGATCGGCAAGAAGGCCGACGTCGGCAAGGTGAACGAGGACTATCTCAGGGTTCTTGCCGCTGCGACGCCGGTGAACGCCGGCGACCTCGAGTTCTCGAGCTGGGGCGGCCCTCAGAAGGGCGAGGAGCCCGAGCTGTCGCAGCGCGACATGGTGCACGACCGGGAAGGGTCGACGAAGCAAAGCCGGGTCTCGCTCGAGTAAGGCGCCATGGGCGCGCTCTCGGTAGAGATCGCGAAGGCGCGGGACACGCTGCAGGACGAGGAAGCATCCTCGTACCGCATCGCGACCGCGAAGTTCGTCGGCTACGCCAACGACTTCGTGAAGGAATTCGCCGTGTTCCGGCCGGACCTTTTTTCGACCATCGGCGAGATTACCTGCACGAACGACTCGGTATTCCAGGCGGCGCCCACCGGGGCGATCGTGCTCATGGACATCTTCCAGGTGAAGAACGGCCGCATCGTGCGGGAGGTGAAGCGCGGCTACCTAGATTCGTTCAGCCCGAGCTGGATGAACGACACCGGCGCCGCGGCTAAGAACTGGGCGCGCCACGACAAGGATCCACTGCGCTTCTTCATCTACCCGAAGGCGCCGACCGCGCAGATCTTGATCGGCCAGTGGGCCGTGCTGCCGGCGGCGATGGCGGACGAGAACGCGCAGATCCCGGCGCAGGTGCCGGAGGCCTATTACCCGGCGCTGCATCACTACATGGTGTTCCGCGCCGAAATCAAGGATGACGAGTATGCCGTGAACGGCCGCGCGAAGCTCGCCTACGACTCGTTCCTCGGTCTCGCCGGCGCCGGCAAAGCGACCAAGCAGGAATCCCAGAAACCCGACAAGGGGGCGGTAGGTGCCAACCAACCCGCTTAGTGACTTTCTGCCGAAGGTGTTACCGCACGTGCCGGGGTGCCCGGACCCGCTCGCCGAGAACCACGTGCTCGAGGCGGCCATCGAGTTCTGCCGCCGCACGAATGTCTGGCGCGTAGACCTCGACCCCATCACGTTGGCGGCGAACGTATCCGAGTACGACCTGGCGAACCCGGCGAATGGCAAGGTGCAGTTGGTCGAGCGCGTGCTCTACAACGGCGTGCCGCTCGACCCAAAGACACCGCACCAGCTCGACCAAGACATGCCTGGGTGGCCGACGCTGAAGGGTTCGATCGTCGCCTATTACATGCTGACGCGGCGCAAGTTCCGCATCGTCCAGATTCCGGCCGCCACGGAGACGAATGCCATTGTCGTGCAGGTATCGGCCAGGCCGACCAGGACCGCGACCGTACTCGACAGCGAGCTCTACGAGGAATACCTCGACGAGGTCGCCGCTGGCGCGCTCTCAAGCCTGCTCGGCATCCCAGGCAAGGAATGGTCGAGCTCAGCCAAGGCGAAGGAGCGAATGGACGAGTTCGAGAAAGCAATCTCTACCTACACGGCGAACGCGGCGCAGTCGTTCTCTCGCGCGCCGCTTCGCACTAAATCTATTTATTCGCTGGGGTGAGCTAGATGAGCGTACCGACCAAAGCCCTCACCGTCACGGTTTACGACCACGCCGGAGCGGCCGTCCAGGGCGCGATCGTCACGGCGAAGCTCACCTCGATCGACGTCTACCAGCACCAGTACGTGCTGCCGGTCGAAAAGACTGCTACCACGGACGGCAATGGCGTCGCGACGCTCAGCCTCTTCCCGAACGTGCTTGGGCAGAAAAACACCGCCTACCAGGTAAAGGCGATGAGCGCCGACGGCAGCGTGACCTACATCAATACCACCATCGTGATGCCGGACGCGGCGAAGAACCTGGACGAACTCGACCCCTCGAGCTCAGCGACGCCGGAGAACGCCGGGATCTCGCACGGTTACACGCATGTGCCATTCGCCGACCAGCTCGGGCGCTTCCTGTCGCTCATGCTCAATTTCAATACCGCGGCGCGGCAGTACGTGTTCCCGGACAAGTCGGGCACGGTGCTCCTCGACTCAGACAGTGTGGATATTGATGGCGCCTACCGCAGTGTTCAAGTCTTCACCGGCAGCGGCACATGGACTAAGCCGTCAGGCTTGAAGCGCGTACGAGTCACGGTCGTTGGAGCCGGGGCCGGCGGAGGCAACGCCGACAACGCGGCCAATAACCAAGCCGGGGGTGGGGGAGCTGGCGGTATGGCCATCATAACGATCACAGCAGCCTTGCTCGGAGCCACCGAGACCGTCACCGTGGGAGCCGGGTCAGCCGGGGGATCCGGCAGCGCTGGCGAGACATCATCCTTCGGCGCGCACTGTACGGCTACTGGTGGAGCGGGGGCGTTAGTCGCTACAGGCGGCAACGCGAGCAATGGCGGCAGCGCGGGGATTGGCAGTCTAG